CACCATTTGGGTTGTTTAATTGTCTTAATGAATATAGTGAACCAGTATTGGCTTCTGTTACAACATAATCTAAAGATACCGTATCTTGTTGATATATAGATGGTCTTAATTTTAATACCATTGTTGTCAAATAATCATTAAAAACATTTGATGAAAAATCATAACCATTGGGGGAACTTTCAATAATTTCGGATATTGTATTATTTATTAATGAATTAGCATCACCCTGTAATTGGAAATTAAATCTATTTTGCGGAACACTTACAAATGTTTGAAGATTTCCGGTTATACCACTATATGATTTAACACCTGTTATAGAATCAAAATTAGTTGATGGGTTAACATTACTATTATCAGCTAAACCAACATAATAACCCTCATATATGTTGTTAATAGTAGTTTTAGCATCATTTATCACCACTATTCCACCATAACCAAGTTCTTCGAATGAATCGATAGTACCGCTATTATATGCACTTAACCATGCTACATCATTAGTAACTAATTTTGTATATTCATCATCCGTTATAATAATAGATTTTGGCTCTTGTATGTTATATACTCTAGCATCTTCATAACTAACAGCACTAGTGGAAGATCCATATGATGTAACAACAGATACTATTGTGTTGTTATACACAACATTTGCTGTATTTTGTATATTTGTAAATTTATAATCACTTACAACTTCTTTATCATATCCCAAATACACCGGATACCCACCGCTCAATGCAATAACCCCATTAACAGAACTTAAAGCAGCAACGTTTACGGAATCTTGTGTTTTTATTGGATATACTAAAACACTTCTTTTATTTGAAAATCCTTCTCCCAAATTTTCTCCATATGGTAATCTGGACACTAATAAATTAGCAGGAGAAGTTGTTAAAATTTGTTTAGCGGAGTGATATAAATATCTTTCTGCTGCGTTTGTTGGTATGCCGAAAATACTTTCAAATTCGGAAACGCTAGTAACGTTTATAATTTCGTCTGTGGGACCATGTGATGAAAATCCTGTTATAAATATATTAGTTTCTCCGCTTGGTCTTGCTATCAAGCTCAAGTCAACTTCATTTATCTGTACTCCTGGTGATGTTATAGTTCTAGATGCCATAATTTATATAACTATTTATCTTAAAATTTTACCATTTATGAATAATTGTTTTAATTCAACTTCAGAATAAGTAATATTATGACTAATTTTGATTTGAAAGTATCTAAAATATTAGAAGAAGCTGCTAAATGTACCGGTCCTACTAAAAAAGCATCGTCTACGGCAAAAGGAAAGAAATGGATGCAATGTGTTAAAAACCCAAAAGGAAAGGGTTATAAACGTGTACATTTTGGTCAAAAAGGGGTTAAAGCAACCGGAAAATCAGGAAATACAAAAAGAAAAAAATCTTTCAGAGCCAGGCATAAATGCTCTTCTGCAAAACCTGGTACAGCAAAATACTTGAGTTGTAAAAATTGGTAATATAAAAATAAAAATATGAATAAATTTGATCAAATAATTAATGAATTCGCTCAACAATTAACTTTAAACAAAGATAATATGGAAAAAAAACTAGCACCTTTATTAAAGGGTGCTGATGCTCAAACTAAAGGTGTGCTAAATACCATAGGTGATATCTTTAGCGATACTACAGAAATTGATCCGAAAGATGTTGAAACTAAAAATTTATTTGATAAACTAATAGATGATAATACACCAGATGACGAAAAAATAAAAATTAAATTGGATTTAATTAGTAGAGGAATATTGCCCCCAGATCAAGATAATGATCAAAAAGAAAATCAAACACAAACCGTAAAAACCGCAACGCCCAATATAAAACAATCTACATCAGTATCTAGTTCGACTAACTATAAAATATAATATTTATGATAAAAAAACGCTCCAATAGGAGAGAAATACCGGAAGTAAACCAACAACAAATCGTAGATACATCACCATATGTTTTTCAAAAAGAAAAAATTAAATATGAATTGCAGATAAAAGACTTACCTTGGACGGATAGACAAAAAGAAATTATTAATACTTTTTTAGATAAAAAAACAAAGGTTTTATTATTAAAAGGCCCAGCTGGAACAAGTAAAACAACACTTGCTATGTATTGTGGGTTAACTCTTCTAAATAAAAGAAGAATTTCCGATCTAGTATTGGTGCGATCAGCCGTAGAATCGTCTGATTCAAAGTTGGGCTTCTTACCAGGAGATATTATGGAAAAGTTCAATGTATATTTGACACCATTCCATGATAAATTCTCGGAACTATTAAACAAAGTACAAATAGACAGGCTACAAAAAGACAATAGAATCACAATTTGTCCTATAAACTTCGCAAGAGGTTTACATTTTTCTGCAAAATTTGTATGTGCAGATGAAATTCAAAATTTTTCTAAACGAGAAATTCATACTATAATGAGTAGAATTGGTGAATTTTCCAAGGTATTCTTGTGTGGTGATCCAGAACAAAGCGACCTACCGGTTGGAAAGTCTGGTTTTAATAAAGTATATGATCTTTTCAACAACGATGAAGCAAAAGAAAATGGAATTTTTTGTATGGAATTGACCGAGGCTGATATTGTTCGTTCCGAACTTTGTAAATATATTACACATAAATTTAAAGAACTACAAACATCAGAACAACAAAAAACCGATAAAGATTGTTGGAAACCATCTGATGGAAAGTAAATATAATAACATGAATAATAAACCACAACATAAAACTCTATCTAATATACCAATTGGTTGTACCTTCTGTGGTGCTACGGTTCATGGTAAAATCTTAGAAAGTAATAACAGCGAAAAACAAATCAAATGGGTTTGTCCCAGGTGTTCAAATTTGGTAAAAGTCGGGAAGGTCTAAATAATGGTAAATTTGAAAAAAATCTTGAACGAAGACGTTGGTAGTATTTGGTCTCCTAGACAATACCAAGCCAGTAGTATGGCACCACGGAAAGATCAAGGTCCACTCTTTTCTCAAAAAGATGGTAAAAATTTCCCATATCAACAAAATTCACCACCGGTATTCCCTCCAAATTTACCCCAACCAGAAGCTCCAGAGACCATGCCTTGGCCTTTAGAGAATATAAATAGTGATTTGGCGGATGGTTTTGTTTTTATATTAGCTGCTGCTAAAAAGATAAGTCAATGTGAGAAACAAAATAAAAAATTGACCAATAAACAAAGAGAGCATTTATTTTCAAATTTCAAATTGTTGATTAAAATAACAAAGGCAATACAAAAAGTAGGAATGGAATTACCTAATGTTGTAAACATGGCATCTAATGTAGAGTCTCAAATTCCAATGGAACCTTATCAGTCTCCATATATACCATCTACTACAACTAGCACATCGAGAGATACGGCAAATATACAATCACAAAAATTATAAGGTATTGACATTTTTATAAAAATGTCATAATATATTTTTATGATAAAAATTGATAATACCTTTAAGAATTTGTTTAAATCAACTTTAATGGTAGTTCTAATTTCTACCATGTGCGCATTTGGTGGATTTTTATTTGGTCTAAATTTCTATGGTATATTTTTTATTGTATTTTCTCTACAATATATTTTATTCTTCTGCATATCACAGATAACAAGGTCTGCCTTTGTAGAAAAAACAAAACAAAAAGAATTAGATAAATTAGAAAATTTATCTACAATCTTAAATTGTGCTTATTGTAATAAAAACAATATTATGATTTTTACTCCCAATGATAACAATCGAATAGAATTTAAATGTGATCATTGCGAAAAATCAAATGTGGTGACTATGCAGTTTTTAGTTGCTCGCGTAACAGATTCTATAAATCTCCCAACCGTTACGGGAATTCCTTTAGAAAATTAAAAATATGAGAAAACCTAAAACATTAAAATGGTGGGATGATGTTTACAGCGAAGCTTCTGAATTGGCCAGATGGATTGCGATATACGAAGCAGTAAATACAATTGCTGATAAAGCCGAAGAAAAGAATATACCATTTGATAAAGTGGAATTAAAACCCATTGCTATTCATAAATACATGGACGCCACTGAGAATACTATATTAAAAAAAGTTTTGCAACAATTGTATAAAATTGATGTATGTTATAATGGAGATGCACCTAAAGAATATATGAAAATGTGTCCAGAAAATAAAGATTTTATATGTCAATAATCCCCATACACACTAGTATCACTACATGGATTGTCTAAAAGATAATCGAAGTTTTCTTTTGCTGCTTGTTCAATTATATCATTGTCATCATTAGGATTATTACCAATACCTGGCCCCGCACTACCTGTTTCATGGGAGTAATCATTACGTTTTGCCTTGAAAAACCAAACATAATGACCAGCAATTGCATTTAATTGAAACTCGTCTATTATTTCTGTTATTTCATAAACAGTTGGTCCTCTTTTTGGAAAATTTAAACGATCATTTCCAAATTCTGAAAGCTTTATAAGATCACCAGATTTTGGTTCTGAAGATAGTCCGAAATTTTTTGTAAAATGGTCAGGATGAATGACCCCATTCATATCACTATCAGCAACTATACCGAATTTCGAAAGCAAATAAGAATCATTATTTAAATTCAAAAGAACAATCATCGGTTTAGGTTCTTTGAAAGTGGTATTTGGCTGTTCGCCATATATAGGATTCATTTCTAATATTGTGGCATTATTGAAATAATAATCCACTTCTTGTCCGTTTATTTCTATTTGTTCTCTCCACCAACCAGAGAAATTATTCCTCTCGTTTATGTTAAACTGTTTATTTAAAAATCTTAGCTTTTCCATGTTATGCTTTTTTAAATTCTATTGTCCATTTATTCGGGGGATTAAAACATAAAAATTTACCATTCCCATTACCATCTTTTTGTTTTATAGACAATTGAAAAGGTTTAGAATAGTCTTTATTTTTTAATTCGAATCCATATTGGGTTGATAATCTTTGTGCATCCATTTGTGTTATATTTTGTCTTCCTGCATTATATTTTGCATTAGTTACTTTGGATGAAATGTATTCATTTGATTTTTTGTGTAAATCGGCTACTATATTTTGGCTTGTTCTATTTGTACTACCCATAATTCTGGAAACAGATCTATGATGTGGGTTTGATGCCATTTTAAGATTTACTATATTGGAGTTTTCAAAAAATAATTTAAAATTCATTATGTATATACTTATAAAATAAAAAACCCTGCTCGTTAAAAGCAGGGTTTTTTATTATTCATTTTTATATATTTTATTGATCGAATAGACCTTTTCCGACCTTAACACCACCGACGTTATTATTTTTTCCGGTCAATTTGGAAATAGCACTATCAGTTGAGTGTTTTTCGATCTTTCCATCAGCACCTTTGATGCTGGATGATGAAGAAGATTTCTTAGAAACCGGTACAGCACCCTTTACGGCATTGCTTTTCTTGCTTGTTAAATGTCCTTTATCTAAATCTTTAACAATGGCATGGCCTAATTCTTCAGAATCAACAGACTCCTTGAAAGGATCTTCGTCTTCTTCGGAAGAACCATCTAGGTCTTCCATAGAATCTTCATCAGATCCACCGAACATTTCGTCTTCAGTTTGATCTTCCTCTTCTTCGCCTTCTTCGCCTTCACCGAGAACATTTGTAAGAAGATCGACAAGTTTTTGAGCAGTCTCTCTATCGAGCGTAATCGTTACTTCGTCGGACTCTTCTTCGCCATCCTCTGATTCGGAATCATCTTCTCCGCCAAATTCGTTGGATGGTTCCAATTCATTTTCTGATTCTGTTGAGAAGTCAAATTCTCCCTCTTCATTTAAAACTCTATTATAAAGAGCATCAAACGGATTTAATGATTCATTTTTTTGTTTATTTTTCATAAGTTTTTGTGGATTGCCGTTAGCACCTTTAGATGTTAAATTTGATGGTGCTTCTTCTGGTGTTTCTAAATCAACATTGTCAGTAGTACAATCAGAATCGGGTAAATTGCTTTCGCCTCCGAAGATTTTTCCCACTTGTGATTTTGTTGATGCTACAATTCCAGAAGATTCACATTTTTCTTCTAACATTGACATATATGCTTTTGATATTGGGTCCATAATATTTATTTGTATGAATATTTACACTCGATATATTACAATTCTATAAAAAATTATTTATTTTTCGATTTAATTTTATCGGAAGTAACCTTTTTATTGGTTTTTTTTGCTAACTTTTTAAATCCTTTGGTGGGTTCATCTTTATTTTTTTTACCAAACTTTTTACCAGTTTTCTTTTCGATGGCTTTTTTTAAAGCTAATGGCAGTTCTTTCTTTTTAGCTTCGGTGATTGGTTGAATACCATGTACGAAACTTTCAAATTTCACATATCCACCTTTTTTGGCATATGACATATCCGATAAACTATTTTTAGGTTTAATTTCATCGAAATTTTCTGGATATTCATCGTCGCCTATTGATGATTCTTCTGTTTCTTTTTGATCGAAAAAATTACCTAATATATCTCTTTTAAAATCTCCAATTTTTACTTGCATCATTTCTGGATCTTTTTGTTCTAACTTATGATATAAATCAATTAATTTATCTACTGGCATTTGACTACCTTTTCTTTTAATGATCTCTTGTTTTAAAAATTCTAATTTACCATAATGTTCTCTTTCGTCGTTTGAATTTTGTGAAATAGATGAATAAGCATTTTC